AAATTACCTCCTCCTCCGCCTTTGGATTTTGGAGACCAGTTAGACACATTTTTACGAGAGCAGGCTCCCGCTTTCGAGCAGGGATACGATACATTTATCAACTCCCTGAGCGATACAACCATGCACGGAGCAGAAAGAAGGAAGAGGATTGAGGAATCTGTCAGGAACGCTTTTATCAAAACGACTGGAGAGATGTTGAAAGCTCATATTAAAACAAGCCTAATGAAAGACCAAGTCAACGAGGCCTCAGCTACTAAGGAGGTCGCTGTAAAAACTCTGACATCTGCTAAAACCTTAGCCATAGAAAAAGCATCCGCCCTCAAAAGCATATTAGTCACAAACGCTCAGTCTATGGCGGGAATAATTGGGAATATGGCGAAGGCTACAGCGTCAGCGATTGCAGGACTCGGGCCGATGGCTTTGATAGGTGCGCCTCTAGTCATAGCAGGAATGACGGCCTTGACTAAAATGCTACAGGGTAAAATAATGAATCGGAAGGCATTTGCTGACGGAGGTATGGTTGAGGGTGTAGGTAACACAGACAAGGTTCCCGCTATGCTAACAGCAGGAGAGCTAGTTTTAAATTCCGCTCAACAGGATAGACTGGCTGACAACCTACAAGGTCAAGGGCAGACTATTAATATAAGTATATCCGCTCCGCTTGTAGATGAGTCTATAGTAGAAACTATCATTCCAAAGATAAATGAGGCTGTTGTCGAGGGCAGAGCGATACTGAGAAGCACAATAAGTCAGTTTGACCGATTCTAACAATGGCTCTTTCATCTGATAATCTAGAAAAAGTCGTAGAACATAGAGAGAACTGGCTCTTTGAATTAGAAAACAATAACACTTCGCAACTTTGGGAGCAGGCCGACGAATTATGGGAGGCCGAAGAAAAAAACTGGGAAGGACGTAGAGAGGCTATTTATCTAGCTTATCAGGATTATGATGACGGGACTAAGTTATATCATGGAGCAATCAGGAATCACATAACTATATCAGAGTCAATAGACCTAGAAAATCAGGTAGCTACGACGTCAGGATTTACTCTTTCGATTGTAGACTTTGAATTATCAGGAGTTAAGTTATCAGAGGAGCTTTATGGAGGCTCAAATTCATATCAAAATCAAGAGATTATCGTTAGTATTAGGGTCAGCAAAGAAACGATAGAAATAGGCCGATTTAGGATGATGAATATATCTTATGACGGCCATGTTATTAGTATCGGTTGTCAGTCTGCTAGGCCTTGGGATGATGTGATGATTCCTCAGGATAGAGATTTGAGCGACGTCTTGATTCCCCTTGCCTATGGATTATTCAGAAAAAACGACACTCCGAGCATAAGTACTGACGCAAGATACTACTCAAAAACTCAGCCCTATTTATTGAGAAAAATTCCTCTTTCTCCTAATATTAATATAGATGACTTGCAGAGTGGAATCGTAGGGATAGAGGATGCTTTAGCTCATTATTATATAGGCGGATATAATCCTAGTAAAATATCAGGAAGTCATAACGCTAATAATTATCAAATGAGTCTTTATAAATACGACTCAGGTCTAGATGCTTTCATTCAATTAGAAACAAATGCTCAGTTCCAAAACGCTCTAAGCGGTGACTTAGAGATTTTTGATGCGACAGTCAATTCTAGGGACGTCTATTATTTACTAGATATGGACTACGGATTAAATCCTAAGCTAAGATTGACAGCCTCATTTAAAACTAAGCCATCAGGAGCAAGAAAAGTCGTAGGAGGCGGGACATTACTTAATATTGAAAACTCGATAGAACTAGAGCAGGACTATCTAACTAATACTCCGACAGCAGAGCCTCATGACACTAATCACGCTTTACTTACATTTACAGGAATTAGTCAGACAACACCATCAGCAAATGAAACGGCCATCATCGAATATACTCTCCCGCCTTTCGATGGCGAGTTGTTGACTGGTCAGGTCAAATTCTCTATCTATTACACAGCAGGAGTCTCTTTATTAGACCCGAGTATATCAGACGCAAATTTCAACGTCTCTTATAAGTGGTCGACATCTGCTCCGACTGGGACGTCATCTACAGGATTCACGACTTTAATATCAGGAAACGATGCAGGCCAAGTCGCTAACGCAACAGGAGAGTCAAGTACGTTTATTAATGATGTCGTCTTATCAGGAGCGACAGAGGATACTTTTGAGCAAACTGGAAGTCTAACGAAAGAACATAAGCTCTATATTAGATTTAATACGTCCTCGAATGATGCGACTGGCTTGTCGGGATA